GGAGAATATGTGTCACTTTTACCGAATGATAGCTTTGGCAATTTTTCATGGTTTGATATTTATGACCCACAAAAGATTACTGAAGTAGTTCAATCATTGCCACAATATACTTTCAGCGGGGCCATTATATTCTGGTATGACCTCAGTAGCATTTATGAAGATGAAACTGTTATGCATACAGAAGAAGTAAAAGATGAAATTATGCGGGTATTAACTACTCCAGGTCTTATTACTACAACTGGTAAGCTTGTTATAAATGATATATATGAGCGCTTTGAAAATATATATAAAGGCTATTCAATAGAGAAAATCTATAATAACTATACTTATAAAGGAGAAGGTATACAAGATATTGATAAACAATTCTTCATGTACCCTTATGCAGGAATACGAATTGAATTTACTTTAACAACTAGAGAATTATGTCAACGGTATATTTTATAACAATGCTTTCGGCTTTAATATATATAGCCTTAGCAGCAGCATTTGCTATTTTGCTAATTGGAAAACTCGGTGTGCGCGATGAGATAATTACCAGAGCTCCTAAGCTTATTTCTCAATTATTCGATTGTGACTTTTGCTTAAGCTTTTGGACGTCGCTTATTCTCGCTATCATTCTCGCTATTTTCTTTAATGAGATGAGTATTATACTTATTCCTATCATATCAACCCCTATAACGCGAATTTTAATATGAAAAACCTGATAGTAAATAAAAAAGTCGTACGGGTATATGACAGCATAGATGAAATGCCTATTGTAAATTTTCAGAAGTACAATAAGTATTTGCTTATAGACTCTGGAATTGGCTCAGATGCAGATGATATTGATGCCCATATAACCCGTGTTGCTAAATTCATTAAAAGCAATAATGCCAAAAAAGCTTTGCAAGAACTGCAAAACATGAGGCAAAATATGTATATGGTGAACAATGAAATTTCACCAAGGTATTTAGCTTTTGCAGCTCTTATCCATAGCATAGACGGTGAAGAAGTTAATGATTTGTCAGACGATGGACTTAAAAATATATTGGCCAGGCTTAAAGAAATAAAGCATTCAAAGATTATAGACTTTTTGACTTGGCTTAAAAAAAAAGTAACCACCGAACTTGAAATGTACTTTCCAGGAGATTTTGTAAATCCAAAGGAAAAAGATGCATACGATAAGTTAAAACAAAGAACACTTCTTGTGTTGGACTCTATGATAAATGACACAGATAACTCTGAACAGATAGAAACCATAGATATGATAATGCTTAATATGCATTCTCCAAAATCATACATAGGAAGTGAGTCTGTTGAGATAAAATATGATAAGCAATTTGAAAGTACTTGTCTTTTGATAGCTCAAAAAACAAGCATGGACGCTAAAAAGATGACAGTACTTCAATTCTATAATGCTGTTGATAATATAAAACAGCAATTAGAAGCAGAAAGCAAGAGTGTTAAACGGCATAAAAGGAAATAATTATGGCTGAAGACGATAAGATAAAATATAGCGATATAATTGAGCCGGATGACTCAATTGAAAAGCTTGTCAAGCAACTTGGCGAGCTCAATCAGTCATACGAGACAATGGTAAATGCTATCAGAGCAGGTGCAGATAGGATTGTACATTCTCTTAAGTCTGCTAGTGGAGCTACAAGTGAAGGGCGTAAAGCTATCGATGAAGCAACAGCGTCTACGTCAAGACTTGAAAGAGCTCAGAATGAGCTTAAATTAGCTTTATCTGATACAGGTAAACAGATTGCTTGGCTTAAAGCACAAACTTCAGATACTAATAGAGCAACTGTAGAACAGCAGCGTTATATCCAGCAGGCTATATCTTCTTATGACCGTCTTAAGTCTGACCTAAAGCAAACAGTTGAGCTATATAAGTCTTTAACTGCGGCTGAAAGAGCAGATAGCGAAATGGGGCAACAGCTACTCAATGATATTCTTAATTTGAAAAATCAGATTAAGGCCCTTGATGACCAAATGAAGCCTCATATCCAAACTCTGTCTGAAGTAGAAAAGGCAGAGCAAAGATTAGCTTATTTACAGTCAGATGAAGGTAAAAGATTACTTGAGTTAAAAGCTAAAATTGCTGAGCTTACTTCTGCTAGAAAACAGCAGAAAGCTACAGTAGACCCATTAGCTCAGGCTCAAGAGAAACTTGCCTATGCTCAGTCAGAAGAAAATCAGCAGCTTAAACTCTATTCAACTCAAATACGAGAAGCAAATCAGATTGCTCAATTACAAGCTACAATTGCTAATTCTGCAGAAGGTTCTTATAATAGACTTTCAGCTCAATATGCATTAAATAAAATACGACTTAATCAGATGTCTGCAGCTGAGAGAGAAGCTGCTGACTCTGGTAAAAAGCTTGAAGCTGAAACAAATGCAATTTATCAGCAGATGATAAAATTGCAAGAAGCAACAGGTAATTATAGATTGTCTGTAGGTCATTACCAAAAAACATGGGATGGCTTAGGCATTTCTATTTCTCAAGTAGTACGAGAATTACCTGCTGCAGCTGTATCGCTTAATACATTCTTCTTAGGTATATCGAATAATATACCTATGGTAGTTGATGAAATTAACAGACTAAGAAAGAAAAATGAATTACTGAGAGCAGAAGGTAAAGAAACTGTAAGTGTAACAAAGTCAATTGTAAAATCACTGTTTAGTTGGAATACAGCACTAGTAGTTTTACTTACTGTATTCTCTATGTACGGTAAAGAAATCATTACATGGATTGATAGGACGTTTGCAGGGAGAGATGCAGCTAAATCTTTTGAAGATGCTTTAGAGGACTTAAATGATGAGCTAGAAAAAGGGTCTACAGGGTCTTATGGCCAGCAGATAGCAGTATTAAGAAGATTATCTGAAAATTGGAAAGATTTAGGGGATAATATAAAAGCACAAACACAGTGGATTAAAGATAATGAAAAAGAGTTCAGTAAATTAGGCATCACCATTGATAGTATAAATGACGCCAATAATGCTTTTGTAGATAATACTGAATCTGTAGTGGCCGCATATAAAGCAAGAGCTAAAGCAGAAGCTGCGCTGAATGTTGTGTCCCAGCAATACCAAAAACTATTAGTTGCAGAAAATAAAGCTGAACTTGAAAAAGTACGCGAATACGGCTTTTTCGACAAAACTATGAATTATTTTAAAGCCTTATGGGGCGGTATCTCTGGGCCAGACTCCGATTTGTCACTTGGGACTAGATTAAAAAAGCAAAGGCAGAGAAATGTAGAAAGTTTACAAAAAGATGCAGATGCTCTTGAAAAAGAAGTTGAAAGCTATTTCAACGTATGGAAATTTTATGAAGACCAAGCAGATGCTCTATTTAAAGAAATTGGCTTAGAAGAATCTCACAAAAAAGATAAAAGAGGTCGTACACCAAGAGACGCTGATAACCGCCTAAATAACCTGGCATTAGCAGCCGAAAAAGCATATCAAAAGAGCCGTACAGAGATTGAGAGGGATGAAAATAAGAAGCGCAGAGCTGAAGCGTTCGCGTCATTTAACCAAGAAATAGCTGATTTAAATGATAAATACGCCAGAATCCAAAAAATACTAAAAGGTCAAGATGAAAAATATAAAGAGCTTACAGAAAGCCAAAAAGAAACGGCCATTAAAGCATTAGAGGATATAGAAAACGCTATAGAGAACAAGCAAAAAGGCTTAACTCTAAGTCTAGATTTGCTCAATATAGATGTAGAAATACAAAAAGCTGAACAGCTATTAGAGTTGTTAGAATTAGAAGGTGAAGTATCAAAAAAAGGTTCTTATGAGGAACTCAGCAATTCATTAAAGCGATTAGATGTAGAAAGACAAATAGCATTACTTAAGAATGCTCAGTTACCAGAAGCTAAAAGACAACCTACAAGTGCTATAAATGCATCTTTTGATAAACAAAAGGCTATTACTGTTGGTAGTTTTAATATGTCAAGCTTCGATGAGCAACAAGCTCTTGATGAAGCTGTATTTAATGAAGTTAAGCGCAGTGAAACTGAGATAACCCGATTTAAGCTTGAACAAGAAAAAGCTAGATGGCAAGAACAAATACGTTTAGCAGAAGCTGGTGGATTGGATTGGAGTCAAGCTCAGATTGATGCCGCAAAAGCCACTGTTAAAGGTATAGACCGTGAATTGTCAGAGCTTGATGACTTTATTAAAAATATTGGCAAAAAAGGTTTAGGCGGTACTTTGCTTGAGAAACTTGGCTTTGATGATGACCAGATTGATGCCCTAAAAGATGCTGTAAATATAGTAATAGAACAGCTTCAATCCATTATGGATGCCGAAGTTGAATTAGCTGAACAGGCTGTAGAAGCAGCTGAAGCTCGAGTAGAGGCCGCACAAAAAGCTTATGATGCCGAGGTTGAGGCTCGCAATAATGGCTACGCTAATAACGTAGCTACTGCTAAAAAAGAATTAGAGCAAGAAAAGAAAAATCAGCAAGAAAAACAAAAAATGCTGCAGGCAGCCCAAAAACGTCAAGAAGCAATGAACACTGTTACTCAGGCATCTTCGCTTGTCACAGCATCTGCTAATTTGTGGAGTTCATTCTCTTCAATTCCTATTGTTGGCCCAGCTCTCGCATTAGCTGCTATTGCTACAATGTGGACATCATTTGCAGTAGCTAAAATTAAAGCCAAACAAGTAACAGCGAGCCAGTCTGATGAATATGGAGAAGGAGGTCTTGAGTTCTTGGAAGGAGGCTCTCATGCATCTGGTGATGATATTGATTTGGGCGTAAAGAATAAGAAGAAGCGCAGAATGAGAGCTGAAGGTGGAGAAGCACTTGCTATTATAAGTAAGAAGCGAACTAGGAAATACAAAAAGATACTTCCAGATGTTATTAATAGTCTAAATAAAGGAACATTTGAAGATAAATATCTTAATGCATTTGCTAGCTCAGATGGGTTGAATATTTCTCTTAATTCTAATGGAAGCATGGACCTTTCAAAAATAGAGGATGATGTGCGAAGTATTAGAAAACAGAGCGAAACTAAATATTATACACTACCTAACGGCACAGTAGTTATTCAGCATAAAAATGTTAAACGAATTATAAAGAATTAAAGATATGATACCTCCAAAATATAAATTTTACATATCGAAGAATGGTGGTGATAAAGTAGAAGTAAATCCACATTATAAAGAGCTTAATAAGAAATATGCTAAAGAAAGTGGGCAAGAATTTTTCCGTATTTCACTTGATGGTAAAATAAATCTGTTTGGGAGTGATTACGAGCTTGTGCGCAATTCAAGTCTAGAAGACCAGATGATACTTATTATAGATAAATACAATAGGACTTCCGGTAAATGGATAGAGTATTATAAAGGCGAATTTAATAAAACAGATTGCAAACTTGACTATGAAAAAAAGTCATGTGAGCTTAAAACAACAGCTCTTGATGAATATAATGACGTGGTTAATAAATATGAAAATACTTATGACCTTATAAAACTTGCTCCAGCTATATCAAGAATAAACCTGTATAAACGTTCTTTAATGCAGGTTTATGTAAAAGGTGCCAATTCAATATCTAATTTTTTTGGCGGCATATACTGGGAAGATGACGTAAATGAAGTAATCGACAACCATAATGACTTGATAAACAAGTATTATTTTTCTTATATAAAAGCAGGAAATGAGTTTTATATAAGAAATGCTAGCATTTCTGATGTTAATGGAGTATACGCTGGAACAAACGGATATTGGAGTAAATGGAATCCAGGTTACACGTGCAAAATGGAATTAGCAGATGGAAGCTCTACTATGTATTGGATACGTTTATATAGAAATTCAGATAATACCCTGTTATATCAGTCAGAAACGCAATGGGCTGTTAGTGACCCTGACAATAAATATATAGGAATCGAGGATATTAAGATGGTAAATGTAAATAATTCAAATGATACGTTTACTATAGAGAGTCCTTTCGTATATCATATCTACAGGCGTTTGCTTTGCGATGTAGATTCTGTAGAAGACTCTGAAGGTGTAAAGAATACATACGACTTGCCGTCTGATGACTTTGTCACAGACAACAGAAATTATAAAAAGTGTATTGGGCTAACAGGCGGAATGTTTTTCTGTACTTCTAGAGCAGTAGATAAACCTACAAGATATGGCTTAAATGACTATAACCAGTATTTTACTAATGAATTTATTCCTAGTAGCGCTGGTATAGGTAGGCCTTTGCCTATTAGTAGAAATTCTTGGGCTAATGCTTCATTGTGGTATGTATATGATAGCTATTATTCTTTATTTGAACAAAGACTAAGAAAGCAATATACTCTTAAAGATAGTTATTCTATAGCAGCAGCAATAAAGGCTTTGCTTAAAGAAATAGACCCTACTCTTCAGCATGAAGCAACTGCTGAATATAGTCGCTTTTTGTATGATACAGCCGTACCAATGTCGATGGCAAGATTTTATATACACATAACACAAAAAACAAATATACTTAAAGGTGAATATGACCAGCCCGCTCAAAAAGCAGAAGTATCATTAGAAGATATAATGAAAATGCTTCGTGATTGTTTTAGATGTTATTGGTATATAGAAGATGGTAAATTTAAGATTGAACACATAAGTTTCTTTATGAGAGGAGGCTCATACTCTTATAATACAAATGTTCAGCTTGATTTTACTAAACTAGTAGACCAGTTTAACAAAAAGCTATCATCATATTTTCAATCAGAAGTAGAATATGATAAAACAGACCTAAACCAACGATATGAATTTGGCTGGATGGATGACGTTACTGAGTTGTTTGGTGGAGTAACCATAGATGTTAAATCTAACTATATACAGAAAGATAAAACAGAAGAAATAAATATAAGCCAGTTTTCATCTGACGTGGATTATATGCTATTTAACCCATCTAATTTCTCAGATGATGGCTTTGCATTATTATGTCCTGTTAAAAATGGCTCCTCTTTAGAATTGCCCATAGTTGAAACACAGTTGGTAGATGAAAACGGTGATACATATAATGCTGTAATTCAGAATTTCTATGCAGCTTGGGCATATCTTGTGCGCTTTTATATGTATGATATGCCTGCATCAAATCTTGACTGTAATGTGCTTGGAGATTTATATGCGAATGGTGTAAAAATGTGTATGAAGCATACTATAGAATTTCCTACTGAAGAAGATTTGGATGAACTTGAATTGATTAAAACCACTATAGGAAATGGCAAAATAGATGAGATTTCTGTCAATGTAAATACTCGCCATGCTAAAGTAAGATTACTTTATGTGCCTCAATAAAATTGCATGTTAAAAATTATTAAGAAATTTTCTTATACCGATTTTTATTTGTAAATTAGCAATATGAAGTTAGTGAATAATAACATATCGCCATTGCCTTTTTACGATAATCTTGCACTGCAAAATCATCGTAAAGATTATGCTTTTGGCCAGGTTTATCCGCTAATAACCTATAAGAATATATTATTGCCTTTTCAAGTAGTTCTTGCCAGTGGGACAGCTATAAACTGGGTGAGATTATATAATTTCAATACAGGAGCATATATCACCATAACAGCAAGTATGAAAGAAAATGGTCTGGCTATTAAGTCATATACTGGCTTCAAACTTCTTAAATATCCCGGTATTCTTCCTATAGTTGAAATAAAGCATGAAGGTTTGTATTATTTAGCTATTTCAATATCAGGTTTAGGAACTATATATTCTGATATATTCACTGTAACTAATAAAGTAGACGACTATTTACTTCTTGAGTATTACAATTCATATAACTTTGAACTTAAAAATGGCATAGTAGACTTTTCTGATAATTTCAAATTTAGGTGCTATTTGAATACACAGATTGGTAAGCCTGAATATGATTTTGAAGAAGAAGCCACTGAGCGGATGGGCTATACTTTTATTGAGAGCCAAGTAAGTAAAAAGATTTATAAGTTCACATTTATAGCTCCTGAATATCTATGTGATGCTCTTAGGATTGTAAGGCTATGTGAAAACAAACAAATCACGAGTAAATTGCAAACCTATGATTTAACTACATTTAGCATGGAGCCTGAATGGGAAGACCAAGGAGATTTAGCCGCAGTTGAGTGTGAGTTTGAGACAGATACTGTTATAGCCAACATAGGTGGATATATTTCTGAAACTATAGATGGCGATTTTAACAGTGATTTCAATAACGATTTTAAGACTTCATGATATGGCAAATTATACTGAATTAAAAACAGCTGTTTCAGCCGCTATTAAAACTAATAATAATCAGGAAATTACTGGTCAGTTACTTCAAGATGTACTCAATAATATAATAAGTGTTATTGGGGCAAATGCGACGTTTGCCGGGATAGCCACACCGGACACCACACCAGGAACATCTGACCAAAATGTATTTTATTTAGCGTTTGAATATGGTGTATACACAAATTTTGATGGAATCAAAATAGATAATGGCGTAAATATAATATATAATAAATTAGGAACATGGGAACATGAATTAGTAATTCTTGATTGCAATAAAGGTAAAATACAGCTATATGATGGAACAATAAGGCAATCGGATGGCGTATATATAAAAAATGAAACGGCAAGGGTTGTAACATCTTATCTAATACCGCCTATAATGCTAAATTTGAAAAATGGCTATCAAATTACAACAGCTGCAGTATATGACAGGATTAGCGGGAATTATATAGGGATGAAAGATATAGAAGAAACATACGAAATGGATGGTATATCGATAAGGATTATAATAAAAAAAACAGACAATACGGCAATAAGAAGTGATGAAAATATAATTGATGAAATAATATCGCAAAATACAATTAATAAATCAAATATATCATCATTATATAATGTAATAGATATATTCGGTTTAAATGGTGATTTGGATGGAGGGTATTATAGCAAAGAATACGCAATTCAAAAAGTTTACAGTATCATTAATCCACGGTTAAAAAACAAAGATAAAGCATTTGGGATAATAATAGCTTACAGTTCCGCTTATGGTAATACGGAATATATTAAAATTGATGGAGGTACATTTACAAATACGGCTAATTGGACTAAAGTAAATATAAATCCTTATAACGTAAAGCGAAATATACGACCTACATTAGAGGGTGGTTATATTAGTCCTACAAATGGATATGATACAAATGGATTTATTAAGACTTGTCTTAGAACAAAATACTATATAAGAGCTTCGCAAGTAGACCAAGTGAAGATAACAGTAAATGATGGGTACAATATATATTTTAGGCAGTATGATAAAGATAAGAATCTGATATTACCATTGCAGACGTATACAGGTAATGCTATTCTTGACAAAAAGTGTGAATTTTTCCGTTTTATAATTGAGAAAAATGAAAATTCAGAAAAAAGAGTAATAACAGAAAGTGAGATTGGATTATCTGTTGAATTGCA